TTCACTGTCGCCGGGTACCATGTGGTGTACAACTCCTCGCGAGTCCGTTTACTCAGGGGAACCGAGGCGCGCTGTGGAGCCGCCGATGGGGCTTCGCCCCCGCCTGCCGACGCGCCCGCCAGCGCGCCGGCCGCCCCGCCCCCATCCCTGCCAGGTCCGCTTGATCTGGAGCTTGGGTTTGGTAAGGCGATCACGGGCTACACCATCGAGGTCGACCTCCCGGAGGCAGGGGAGACGTTCCTGCTTCCTGATGGTGCAAAGTTGAGGCTCGACGAGTTCGCTGGCATGCATTTGCGTGACCAGATGAAGCACGTGCGTGATGCCGCCTTGCAGATCACACGTGCCGTCCACGAGGCTGATGGGAGCACGCTCAAATGGGGCATTGACAACGCCAATCTGGCCGAGGTCCGCCCTGTTGCAGTAGCACTCTTACCACAGAAGCCCGGCAAGGACGTCTACGTCGCCGCCGCTAACACCGCGAACGCTTTCGCTGGTGCGACGATGCGCCACTTTGTTGAGAAGGCTCCGATTGCTGGGAAGACGCGAGCTCATTTCGATGAGATCGGTCTGGCGATTGAGGCTTTCATCAGGACCGAGCTTGCGGAGCTTCGGAAACCTGCGCCACCTGTCAAGAAGGGCAGAAAGGGCCCCAGGACTGGCCCTACCTCAAGTCCTGGCTTCACGCCGGAGTATGTCGTCCACGACCTGAACGCGAAACTGAAGGAGTACGAGCTTGACTTGTGCTCATTCATGAGCGGGAAGTGGGGCGACTCTCGGCGGCAGCACGCATTCGATGACCTGGTGAGCGACCTCTGCACCGACTCCTTCGGGACCCGGCCCCTGGGGCTGAGCGTCAAGCCCAACGAGGCTTTAACGAAGAAGAAGCCGAGGTTAATCATCTCTGCTGGAGACAAGGGAGTCGTCCGGCAGCTCGCAGGTCCCGGTGTGCTTGAGGCCATCCTCTTCGCCATCCCCACCTTCAAGAAGCGGAGCGTGAAGTGCGCATCCTCACGGATGCTGGACACGAGGTACGCCGAGCTGGTGGAGGAGTTGGAGTGCCCAGCCGACTGGCTTTCACTGTCCCTGGACTACGGAAGCTTCGACGGATCGGTACGCCTGGCCATCAGACGCATCATTGAAAACCGCGCTTGCGCGGTCGGATCTGAGGTCGTCATGGAGTGGTGCAGGCGTCACGCGGCAATGGCGAAGAAGGAGCGCGAGGTGAAGGAGGTGGTGATCCGCGGCTTCGGCCTGCGCATCTCCTCCTCCAATATGATAAGGTGCAGTGGAGATAGGGGAACCAGCGTGCTCAATTTCTTGACATCGCTCGGGGTAATTCTCTACTGCTTATGGCGCTGGGAGACGAAGTGGGGTTTCACCACGGAGAGTGCTGGCGTGTACGCAGCACGCATCCTCCAGGAGTGGAAAGCGGGCAAGCCCACCAGATGGAACTGGATTGGGGAGGGGGACGACACGTGGCTCTGGGTCCACAGGTTCCTCTTCTCGGGCAAGCACCGCGCCCCGACCCAGGCGGAGAAGGCCGCGTTCCTACGAGCGATGGTCGACTACGCCGCTGAGCTCGGCTTCCTGTTGGAGCCGCAGACGCCGGCTGGGCGTGTTGACCCCGCTGACGACGCTGACGCCGCCCTTGCGGTACAGCCTCTCGTCGGCGGGCGAAACGAGTTTGTCAGCCGCATCTTCCACTTCTTCGAGGACACGGACGGGAAAATGGCATGCGTCATTTTCGGGAAACCGGGCAAGGCGCTCGACTCCCTCAGCGTCTCTTTCAACCTGCCCCCGATGGGCGGGAAGGAGGCAGACGTCTGGACCATCCTGGCCGAGAAGTCGCTTGCGATCGCCTCGAACTTCCTAGATTGCGCTCCCATGTGCAAGCTGCTGCTGGCTGTCTCGGACAAAGCAGCACAGTTCGGTCGGCCCGCCTCCGCAGAGGGTGTCGTGGCTGCAATGGGCTGGAGGGAGTTCGAGATCCGCAACATCGCTGCCGGCGAGGTGGGTACCTTCAGGGACAACCTCGGCAAGGTCTGTGAGCACATGAGCCACCGGCGGACGCACCAGGTCCACGCTCTCGAAAGGGAGATTGGTCGCTGCACGCCCGCCATCGACGCTCTCACAGCATCCTTGGGCAGCATGGACCGCGGAGAGTTCCTCCTCGCGTGGAGGGATTTCCGACACACCTACTTCTGAGCGATGGTGACGACCTGGGATGTCAGTAAACTCATCCGGACTTGGTGATGTCCTAAAAGATAACCTACCCGCCTTTGCGGGGAAGCAAACGCGGCCGCGCGGGACCCGAGTGCTGATGACATGGCACGGAGGACACCTTCCCGCGCTAAGCCAGGTAGGCGAGAGACTTTCGAGCGACGGGCGCTCGGCGGACTTGGGGGCGTCGGAGCCTCGCCCCCCAGCACCCTAGAAATCCCCTCCAGCCCGATAAGGGAGCGTGTAGCCGATGTGCACGTGGCTGGCCCATCCGAGGGCGCCTGGACCCAGCTTCTGACGAGCTCTGGGAGACTTACCCAGTCTGGGAGAGCGAAAGCCGCCGCGAGGAGGGGAGAGGGTGCCCCAACTGCCTTTATCTCGCGGAGCCGCACTGACGTATGTGGGTGGCCCCCCTGCGTCCAACATCGAGACACCTGAAGCCCCGCGGAGAACACTCAAGACAGGGCCGGACCGTGTGCATTTTGCCGCGCGTCCGAACAGGGGGCCCAGAGGAGAGACCCGCTTTCTCCCTCTGGGTCTAGTGCGGAAAATGGCACGGTCCGGTACCCTTCACGACAAAAGGGAGCACTGACACCCCCCCGCGCACGTACAGCCTCGCGCGGGGTCTCCCGGAAGCTACAGGCAGTATGCAACCGGCCCCACACTCGCATCTTGGGCACAAAGAAGCCGGGACCCTTACCCGGCAGGTTCAAGACCTCCGCCTCTCGCCTGCTCACCCCCCCGGCCGACACTGGAATCCGCAACCCCGCCGGTTGTCGTGTGCGTCCCAAGCACGACTCGCGGAAACCATGGCCCCCACCAAGAACACTGCCCCTTCCACCGCGCCAAAGAAAGGAAAGAAGGGAGGAGCCCCGCAGGCACCTCGCAGTGCTCGCCCACCGGCGCCGCAGAAGAAGCGCGACGTCCCCAACCGTGTGCAGAACCCGCTTCGCTCCCGCTACGTCTGCCCTCCGGGCATGAGTTATCGTGGCATCGAGAGCAAGCAGAAGAGGGAGCTGATCATCACGCCCGGGGACAACCCGTACCTTCTGATCGTCGGCTGTGTGCTGGACTCGCGCATCGCCACGGCCTTCGAGCCGGGCCCGCGCCTGTCGAACGTGTGCTTCGCAGGAGCACCACGTTCTGCGACGGAGACCCAGTACTCGGCGGGCATCACCCGCTGGCAGCTCCCGGATCAAGGCCTTGCCCGCATGCACTCGCTCGCCGTGAGTGTGAGGGCGGACGGAGCCCTGACCGGAGCGTTTCCATGTGGTTACCTGCGCTCTGCTGTCTTGCCGGACTTCCTCACGGGGAAGACCCCGAGCAACGATGCGATGTGGGAGACCATCATGAGCCAGTCGATTCACAAGAAGACCCTTGAGGCCATGCGCCTTGTCAAGGGGCCTGTGGGTTGGCATGTTCCGGTGCAAGATCGGGCCGCATGGTCGCGACTTCATCAGACAGCCGCCAGCCAGGGCAGCTTCGAGTTGAGTCCGTGGCCCACCAGCACTTCGCCTGGTGGGGACTTCCTCTCTTTCAGCCCCTCCTTCGGCGTCGTTGCGCTGCTGTTCCCCGCACGGTCGGAGACGAATTTGTCGTCCTTCTTGGTCACCCTGAAGGCGAACATCCACGTCATCCCAGACCCCGCGGCGGGAGCGAACGACGCCCTGTTGCACTCCGCATCGAGCCAGTTCAGTCCTGCGACTGAGGCCTCGGTGCTCGCCAACATCGGCATGGCAGTCCGCACCTTCGGGTCGGAGGCCGCCGGAGTTGCCGTAGAGGCAGCAGAGGTTGGGGCCGCCGCGACATTGTGAATGACGCGCGCGTGGAAGCACCGGGTCCTAGGGGAGGTCCTCCCG